GAAGAAACAAAAGCAAAGGGTGTGGCTGTTGTTATTAAGGCACAACATTTTTGTATGACAGCTCGTGGTGTTAAAGAACACGAAAGTGATATGTTAACTTCAGTAGTTCGTGGTTGTTTTCGTTATGAGCCACCAATTAAAGCAGAGTTCTTCTCACTACTGAGTAATATGAAGGGGATGAAGTAATGGTAAACATGATAACAAAAGGTAAAGAAAAACCATCAGGCAAGACGGTTTTATTGTTTTCTGGTGGAATGGATAGTATGATCTTTGACCATTTACTTAAACCAGATGTTCTTTTGTATTTACCAACAGGCAGTAAGTATGAGTATATTGAAACAAAGAAGTTGGATGATATGACTATGAAAGGATACATTGACAGCAAGAAGTTAATTGTATTGCCTGATGTATTAAATCTAAGTTTGTTTGAAAGAGATGACGCTATTGTACCTAATCGTAATGCTTTCTTATTGTTGTTTGCTTCTTTATATGGTGAAACTCTTATTCTTGGAAGTGTACAAGGAGATAGAAGTTATGATAAAGATGAGATTTTTTATAAAAAAATGGAATCTCTTTTGAATCATATGTGGAAGGAACAGCATTGGACTGAAGAAAAAAAGTATAAAGTAATGTCACCTTATAAACATACAACCAAGACACAATTGGTTAAAGATTATTTAGCTGCTGGTGGTGAACCAGAAATTTTATTAGAGTCATATAGTTGTTATGAAGGTAAAGAACAAGTGTGTGGTTGGTGTAAACCTTGTTTTCGTAAATGGGTTTCACTCTATAACAACGAAATAACAATACCAGAAAATTATTATAAACATAATCCTTGGGACGCACCATGGCTTCCAGAATTAACAACATTAATTTTAGAAAGCAGATATAGAGGTAAAGAAGATATTGATTGGTGTGCAGCTTTGAGAGATAAAGGAAAACTATGAGAAACGCAATATATATTCCAGCATATAGTGATGGTTTGATGTCTATGTTCTATTCTATGAATGATAAAGAAATAGCAACAAAGTATCAACCAGATTTTAAAAAACAAAAATCTTTAAGAATATACAATAAGAAATATGATGCGTATTTTCATAATCCTTATCTGTTAATCTCTGCTGGCACACAATACAATAAGAAGAACTTTAGAGAGAAACTGGATATTGGTGATGAATGTAAAATCTTTGTGGATTCTGGTGGATACCAATTAGCAATGGGTACAGTTAATCCTGAGAAATTTACAGATGAAGTAGCATTGAAATGGAGTGAGGCTAATGGAAATATCTTTCCAATATTGGATAGACCTGCATTTTCTAAGCTATATGATTATAATTTCAGTCTAACATCATCAGTTAAATCGGCAAAGTACTACCATGAGAATCGTTCTAAGTCAGATGCATCTGTATTGAATGTTCTGCAAGGAGAGAATAAAGATGATATGGAGAACTGGTACAAGCATATTTCACCATACAAGTTTGAGGGTTGGGGCTTTGGTGGTTCTAAAGGAAACTTGGCATTGATTGGAATGGCAATATTAACTTTGCTAAATAATGGTGAGTTTGATAGAGAGAAATGTAAGTATCTTCATATCTTTGGTGTTAGTTCTAATGAGGCTATGGTGTATATTCAGTTTATCCAGAGGATGTTGAATAGACAAGATATTGATATACAGCTTACATATGATTCAACATACTGGAATCGTACTTGTGTTTTTGGTGGATATTTTATTAGAGAACAATATATTATTGGAACTGGTATGGAATCTATGAATTGGCCAAATACGATTGACTATGCTAAGCTTGGTAAAGATTTTAAATTGCCATGCTGGTGTCCAATATGTGAGGATCTTGAAGATGGATATTCATTTTTTAATACATTCAGAAAAAATAAAAATGGTGAAGAAAAACTTTCTTTTGTTAAGTTTAATATGATGGTTGGTTTTCATAATCTGTTCTTACAGATGATATATAATAAAATGACTAATCGCTTATTAAAAGCAGATATGCCAGAAGTATATAAAGAAGCTTTTTCACCAAAAGTGTATAAGAATTTAAGGTTATTAGAAACTGTGTTTTCTAAACCAAAGAATGGCGATAATTATCAAATACTACAACAGGTATTTAACAAACGTAAGCACGAAACTGAAACAGCTAATGCACTAGATGTATAAATAATGGTGGAGGTATAACAATGTCTGAAGAAGAAAAACCAAAAAAGAAGAAAGGTCTTGAATTTGAATTGGGACCTGAGGATAGTGCTTTGATTGTTCGTAGTAATGGCCATATTGAGTTGGTTAGTCGTGAACTGCAAGACAATGATGATGAAAGTAATTATCTTGGTGATTTGGAAGATTTAAATAAAACCTTTACTCTTGTTTTGGCCTTTGCGGCTGCTCTGGAAAATGAACAGCTGTATCAACACATCTTTCATAACTTGAATAATGTGTTACACAGACAATGGAAAAAATTACCTCCAGAAGAAAGGGCAAGAATAAAAGAAATACGCTTAGACCATTTACTTAATCGTGATGACCCCAAAGATAATGAGGGTAATAAGGAGTGGATGAATAAGTGGAAAGATGAAATTGAAAAGGGCCGTCAGAATTTAGAAGATTATATGAATCGTGGTGATGAACCTTTCGGTCCTGAAAACAGACCTTTTGATGATATGGAAAGTAGACGAAGGCCAAAAAGAAAGAAAGTAAATCCACTTAATAAGTTGAAAGATATGAATTGGAATCCTAATGATAAAACATTGACAGCGAATAGAGTTGATGGCCCACATTCTCCTTTTAAAGGAAATTGGAATTTAGATTCACCACCTCCAGAGGATAATTAATGAACCCATTTCAGTATGCGAATGATTTGATGAACAAAAAGAATTATGATGGTGATTGTATTAGAGAGCGAAAAGATTACAAACAGTTTTTCATAAATCGTTCCTTATCCTATCAACCAGACTTGATACACTATGCTAATATGCTGAATGAATATCCAATGCTTGAGAAGAAAGCTCATTATGACTTCCTTCATCAAACAGTTGATAAAAAGAAAAGACCTTTTAGAGGTTGGATTAAAGCTAAGAAGTTGGATGATTTAGCAGTTATTAAAGAATATTATAAGTATAGTAACAAGAAAGCATTAGAATGTTTGAGTATATTGTCTGAAAGTGATATACAGTATATGAAGGAAAAGTTGAATAAAGGTGGAAAATCTCCATAGTATAAATATTATACAATGAGTTTTTATTGAATTGAAAATAGGAGATGTTACAATGGAAGATGTTGCTAAATGGACAATAGATGATATGGTTGAAGTGACGTTGAAAGAAGATGATGACTTCCTCAAAGTTAAAGAAACCCTCACAAGAATTGGAATAGCATCAAGAAAAGAAAAGAAGTTATTTCAATCATGCCACATATTACACAAACAAGGTAAATATTACATAGTTCATTTCAAAGAATTGTTTGCACTTGACGGTAAGCCAACAAACCTTTCCGAGAATGATATTGAACGAAGAAACACAATTGCAAATCTTTTGCATGAGTGGGAATTGGTAAGTCTTGTTATCCCCGAAAAAGCACAACCAACTGTTCCAATACGACAGTTAAAGATTCTCCCTTTTGGTGAGAAAAATGAGTGGGACTTGCAAGCAAAGTATAGTATTGGGAATGTCGGAATTAAATCTGCAACAGATCACGAAGCTCGTGGTGCTACAGAGATTGATCCAAACGTATTTGAATAATGCTGGTGTAGCTCAGTAGTAGAGCAGTTCACTTGTAATGAACAGGTCGTGGGTGCAATCCCTACCATCAGCTCCAAGGAGATGTTATGAATATTAAATTAATAAAATTAACCACAACCGAAGAATTAATTGGTGAGTGGGATCAAGAAAAAAATTCTATTACTAATCCTGTTGTAATGGTTCCTATGTCAAAAGACAAAGTTGGTTTTCAACCATGGGTCCCGTTAGCTGAGGAAGATGAAGTATTTTTAAAAGAAGAACACATTATGGTAGTATTGACACCTGACTCAAAATTACAAAATGAATATAATAGGGTTTTTGGTTCGGGACTTATAATGCCAGAGGAAAGTGGATTAGTACACTAAGTAATTCCTTGTTTGTTTACCCTTTTTGTGAGATAATTATATTATGAAGTTTTACACCTATATTGGAATGATACGCAACAAGATATATGTACGAGAGTTCTCTGGTAATGAAGAACATTCATACGCAGAGAATTTTCAACCCACCATATTTGTACCAGCCCCTTCGGATAAATGTAATTATAAAACCTTAGATGGCCAGCAACTAGCCAGTCTTCAGTTTGATGATATAGCATCGTGTAGAGATCATATAAAACAATATAAAGGAGTTGCGGAGTATCCTATATATGGTAATCCTAATTATATAATTCAATATCTTTCTGAGAAGTATTCAACCAAGTTCCAATGGAACATGAACAAGATTAGAATCTATACAATAGATATTGAGGTATCAGCTGAAGATGGATTTCCAAATATCCAATCAGCTGCATCTGATGTTACAGCAATCACAGTTCATAATAGTTCAGCAAATGAATATCACGTTTGGGGAACAGGTGGTTATATTCCACACGATCAGACAAAGAAAATTTTCTATAATGAATGTGATGATGAAGATGATTTGTTAGAGAGATTTCTTCAATGGTGGGAAACTAATTATCCACATATTGTTACGGGTTGGAATTGTAAGTTCTTTGATATTCCCTATCTAGTTAATCGTATTAATTATCTTGGCAAGAAACCATCAAGACTATCTCCTGTTGGTATTTTGAATGATAGAAATGTTGTGATAGCTGGTAGAGAAAATCAGTTCTATACTATATTTGGTATTTCTACATTAGATTATATTGACTTGTATAAGAAGTTCACATACAAAGTTAGAGAATCATATCGTTTAGATTACATTGGTTCAGTAGAGCTTGGATTGAAAAAGGTTGAAGTTGAAGATGTACAGGGATATGATTTGTATAAAACAAATTACCAGAAGTTTATTGAGTATAATATTCGTGATGTTGAGATTGTAGAGAAGCTTGAGGAGAAGATGAAGTTGTTGGAGTTGGTTATCACTCTGGCATATGAATCCAAGATTAACTTTGAAGATGTATTTTCTCCTGTGAGGACATGGGATGCTATTATCTATAACTTCTTAAAGAAAAAGAACATTATTATTCCACGACCAGCAGAACAAGTTGAACGTAAAGATATTATTGGAGCTTATGTCAAAGAACCACAAACAGGATTACATAAATGGGTGGTAAGCTTTGATCTCAATTCTCTATATCCACATTTGATTCAACAGTATAATATAAGTCCCGAAACTTTATATGATGGAGTTGTGTGTGCTGATTCTAAAAATATTGGAGTGACAGGATTATTAGAACAGAAACTTGATACAGATTATCTTAAACAAAAAGATATTACACTTACACCAAATGGTCAGCATTTTACTTTAAAGAAAAAGGGATTTCTTCCAAAGTTAATGGAAGATATGTATAATGAACGAGTAGAGTTTAAGAAAAAAATGTTGCAGGAGCAACAGAAATTGGAGGATGGTAACTATACAAATAAACAAACAGTCGTTAATAACATATCAAGATGTAATAACATCCAAATGTCTAAAAAGATTTTGTTGAATAGTGCCTATGGTGCATTAGCTAATCAACATTTCCGTTATTATTCACTTGAAATGGCTGAAGGTATCACAACAGCAGGACAGCTTGCTATTCGTTGGATTGACAAAAGTATAAATACATATATTAATAAACTTCTCAATACTGAGGATGTTGATTATGTCGTTGCTTCAGATACGGATAGTATATATGTCACGTTTGACCGATTGGTTCATCAAGTGTTTAAGGACACAGATGATGCTAACAACACTACAAAGATTATCACCTTCTTGGATAAGATTAGTAAGGATAAAATTGAACCTTTTATTAATCGCAGTTATGAAGCTCTTCATTCGTATGTAAATTCATACGCACAAAAGATGCAGATGGGCCGTGAAGTTATTGCAGATAAGGGTATCTGGACAGCAAAGAAAAGATACATACTTAATGTTTATGATTCAGAAGGGGTAAAGTATAAAGAACCTAAACTCAAGATTATGGGCATTGAGAGTGTACGCAGTTCCACGCCCGAATGGTGCCGAGATAAAATTCAAGAGTTGATTAAGATTATTATTAATACTGATGAAGAAACGGTAATACAAAGTATTGCTGATTATCGTGAAGCATTTAATCATTTGTCTTTTGACCAGCTTGCATTCCCCAGATCAGTTCGTGGTATCGAAAAGTATTCTTCCACAAAAAGTATATATAGTAAAGGAACACCAATCCAAGTGAGAGGGGTTTTGCTATATAATCATTTGTTGAAACAACATAAACTTACCAAAAAATATCAATCAATTCGTGAAGGTGAGAAGATTAAGTTTGCATATTTAAAAGAACCAAATATATTACATGAGAATGTGATTTCTGTTTCTACTCATCTTCCAAAAGAATTTAGGTTGGAGAAGTATATAGATTATGATTTACAGTTTGATAAAGCCTTTCTTCAACCAATTAAAAATATATTAAATGTGATTGGTTGGCAAAGTGAAAAGCGAGGTAGTTTAGAATCTTTTTTTTAAGGAGTTTGTTATGTCAGTAAATAATATTGTTAAACATTTAATAAAGGTGACTGAAAATGATTTTGCAAGCGTTGTGTCAGCTGGTATTGTTGGAGATTGTTCTACTTTTGTTGATACAGGGTCATACAGTCTAAACGCATTATTGTCTGGTTCTCTATATGGTGGAGTGCCATCAAATAAGATAACGTGTTTAGCAGGCTCTGAGGCAGTTGGTAAAACATTCTTTGCATTAAGTATAGCTAAGAGTTATTTGGATAAAGATAAGAAGAATATTATCATTTACTTTGAGAGTGAAGGTGCATTGACATCTGATATGATTAAAGAGAGAGGATTAGACCCTGATAGGTTTATTGTATTTCCAGTTGCAACAGTAGAAGAATTTAAAACACAAGCAATCAAAATAATTGAGAATATGGATAAAGACTATCAAGTTATGATTTTTCTTGATTCACTTGGTAATTTATCTACACGAAAAGAGATGGAAGATTCGTCAAGTGGTTCTGATAAAAGAGATATGACAAGAGCTCCAGCTGTTCGTTCAGCATTCAGAACCCTTGCGTTGAAACTTGCAAAGGCAAATATTCCTCTGATTATTACAAACCACACCTATGATAAAATAGGGAGTTTGTTTCCAACGAAAGA